TTATGGGCAAGGTTTAAGAGGTTATTTACTACAAATCTTGTTAAACTGATTGCTAGAAACTAACCGTTTGGAGTAACTATGTCAGAGATACACCCAATTAAAAAGTACGCTATTGTAAAAGATAACGTAGTCCTTAATACAGTACAAACAGAACCTGGTTTTATTGAGAACATTATCCTTAATACCCTTGTTGATATTACCGATAACACAAATGTAGATGAAATTAAACAAGGATATGTTTACGAAAACAGTGTGTTTTCAGCCCCATTAGTCGCAGACTCAGACACAGTCCCTTCTGTAGACCTATAGGACTAGAGCCTTACTCTAGATACTGCTTCGCAAAACTCTTGTGCACCAACAAACTGTGTTTCGGAACCTTCACCCCAAGCTAAATTTAGGCTGTTTTTTTCTGCGTACGCAATTGCCCAAGTAATAATTTCAGAAGTTATCTTAGAGCCAGCCTCTGTAATCTTTAAATAAGGTATATTTTGAGGTTTCCAAATCTGCCTAGAAAAAATTACGCCAGAAATTTTAGGTGTTAACCACTCTTCAAAATAGGGGTTTCTGCGCCATTCGCACTCAAACGATATACAGGGGTCAGCAGGCCTATTTACATAGTCTCCGCAACCAACGTCCTTGATAACAAACGGACATGGTTTTCCTAAGTCCATTATGTGACCTTTGATATTAGCGGATAGGTACCCCTCACAACACTTAGTGCACCCGCTGCAAGACTTAGACTTTAAAACAGCTAGTAGATCTATCTCTTCCGACAAAGTTTTCTCCAAAAGTACCCCAGGAATGACTCAATTTTTTTCTCTAGTTTTGCTTCTTTAGTACCTGGATAATGGTGGGTTTTATACCGACCATTTGTATAGGACTTAGCAAAATGTCTGGGGCTCATATATATAGTATACACCCTTTTACTTTTAGGCCAATTCCTGTATAATACTGGTATGGCTACAATTTTAATTACCGGTGGTTTGGGGTACGTTGGGAAGGCTACAACCATACCCCTTGAGAAACAAGGGCATAAATGTATTTTGGTAGATAAAAAGGTCGGGATAAACACCATAAATATATTAAAGATCCTAAGAATAGTTCATAGGGAAAAACCCCAGGCAATAGTTCACCTAGCGGCTAAAAAGAGCGTTGGGGAGTCCTTAAAACACCCACTGTCCTACTACCTTAACAATGTAGGTTCTACGCTGTCTGTGGCCCTTGTGAGCGCCTTATTCAGGGTACCTGTGGTGTTTGCATCCTCGGCAGCCATTTATTCTCCTCATAATCCCTACGCTAAAGGAAAGCTTATAGAGGAGCGCATAATCTCTAAGCTTAGTCGGCATGTTATACTCAGGTACTTTAATATTGGGGGACAAATGGTTAGTGTTAAGGATGAGCAGTCAACTAATATATTCTCAATTATTAACTCCTCTGTTATCAATGGGTCTACAGTTAGGGTAAACGATACTCACTCTACAAGGGACTACGTGCACGTTAAGGATATTGGTGAAGCTAACCTAAAAGCTGTAGAGCACCTACTTGCTGGTGGGGGTCCTTTCCTTACAGACATTTGCTCAGCCAAACAGCATTCAGTAGTAGACATTCTAGATCTATATGAAAACAGCGGTATTAAACTTAATATAGAGTACTGTAATGTGCCAGAGCGTACTATTTTTCCAACAATAAGACTAGGTCATTTACTAGGGTGGAAGGCTTCCAGCACATTTAGTGATATAGTTAAGTCTGAAATTGAGAGTGTGAAGGGGAATAAATGATTGCCTTAGACGCTTATTCAAAAAGTCCTAGCTATGTTAATTCTATGTTTGACACATGGCTATACGTAAATGCCCCTATGTTTATCGTACGAACCGACAACCACTTCACTCGGTACACTCATCGTAAAGCTATAAAAATTGATAAAGGCGTAAACTTTAATATCTACAACGTTACTAATGAACCAATAGCTGTAAAAATACTTAAAGATACCTTTGATGATTTACGGCATGAACCAAGTTTTTTAGACCATAATATATTTGAGGCTAGGATTTTATTTACTCCTTTTAGAGGAACGTCTAATGGTCGGCAAGCAATTTTTAACAAGTTTAAAGAATACTACGAGTCAATAGGGTACAAGGTATTTACCACCGATACTGACCACGATTTCTTTAATAGGTCTGCTGCACGTAACACAGCAGCCATGGTTTCTCCAAAGCAAGTAGTAGCAATATTAGACGCGGATGTTTTTATTGACAAAGAAGTTTTAGATGAAGCTGTAGAAGAGGCTGCTTTATATAACGGCGTTATAAAGCCTTCCCATTGTGTAGTCCAATATAGGTCAGAGTACTCTACTGACGAGATTAATAAGATTGATGTTAAAGAAAGACTGCTGGAAATTAAAAACAGGGCAGATTTTAGTACAGAAACAATTGAAAAACGCCTTCAAAATGGAGACTCATACTTTTTTAATGTAAGTGAAGAGCATGACCCAACTAACTACATTGGGGCCCTAAATTACCAAGGGTTTGTATTTATACAGAGGGCTGTATTTTGGTTAGGGCAAGACGAAACTTTTGTAGAATATGGCAACGAAGACTCGACTTATTTACAGTGTGTTAGACGAGTGCTTGATGTGCCTGTTAAATACCTAAGCTATACCCCTTCATTTTCTTTACCACATGCACACCGAGAAGACCAATGGAACGAAACAAGCTTCCATAAAAGTTTTGCTGTTTATGACATTAAGGATAATGAAGCACTTCTAGAGCTATTAACAAGAAACGCCTACTATGGGCATTATGGAAAGTTTACAAGTCTATAACCACTAAGATACTTGAAGGAGTATATATGTCAGGAACATCAGATTACGCAACAAAGCCTATTATAGGAAAATGGATACGACAAGTTTATCCTAAAACAGTATTGGACGTAGGTCCTGGGCAAGCTTCTTTCTTCTACCTAATGCGTGGTGTAATGGACTTCTCAGTTCACCTAACTGCCGTTGAGGTATGGGAACCTTATATCTCTCTGTACAATCTTAATGAGAAATATCAAGTAGTTATTAATGACGACGTACGAAACCTAGAACACTTTAATTATGACCTTGTAATCCTTGGAGATGTTATTGAGCATATGTCTGAAGAGGACGCATTAAAGCTATGGGACAAGATCAGCAAGGAAGCCAGGTACGCAATTATTGCATTACCTATCATCCATTATCCTCAGGGAGAGATGGGCGGGAATCCTTACGAAGTACATGTAGAAGAAGATTGGTCTACAGAGCGAGTGTTGGCTAAATTTTCACACATCATTGACCACGAAAGTTACGATATTACTGGAGCTTTCTTAGCTAAATTTAGAGACTAATAGGAAACCATATATGAACTTAGTACAACAATCGGTACAACAGGGCGGCAAGTTTAAGCCTCTTATTATCCCAGCAGATGTTACTGGTGGGACTGGATTGATGAACCCATCTATCTTCATAGATGATGATGGGGATATCCTGTGTATTTTGCGCCACATCAACTACACGCTATATCACGCTGAAAATGACCAGCGTTTTCCTAGCGTCTGGGGTCCACTGGCCTACCTACATCCAGAAGAAGACCAACGTCTGGTAACTGCAAACTACCTATGTCGTTTAGACAAAAACCTTAACATTGTTAACTATACGCTTATTGATACTACGAAGTTAGATGTAAAGCCTATCTGGACGTTTGTGGGAGAAGAAGATGCCCGCTTAGTTAAGTGGGACGGTAAGTACTACGCAACAGGTGTTCGTCGTGATACCACTACTGATGGTCAAGGTCGTATGGAACTTTCAGAGATTGAGATTGATAAGGATGCGTGGACTGCTAAAGAGATTTCCCGTATCCGCATTCCAGCTCCGGTAGATGAAAAGTCATACTGTGAAAAGAACTGGATGCCGGTTCTTGATAAGCCATTTCACTACATTAAGTGGACAGCCCCTACAGAGCTTGTAAAGACCTATCCTGACCTGCCTGCTCGTTGTGAGCAAGTAAGTGTTAAGCAAGGAGTTATGCCTCCTACCGACCAGCGTGGGGGCTCTCAGCTTATTAAGTGGGGTAGCTACTACATTGCTATCTCTCATGAGGTCGTTCTGTTTAAGAACTATATGTCACAGAAAAATGGCACTTATCGCCACCGTCTTTGCGTATGGGATGAGGACTTTGTATTGGTGGGGGTTTCTCCTAATAGCTGGTCTTTCCTAGATGGACAGATTGAGTTCTGCGCTGGGGCTGCTGAACATGAGGGAGATTTACTTATTAGTTTTGGGTTCCAAGACAATGCCGCTTTTATCCTTCAAGTTCCAGGAGAGGTTATTAACACAATGATTAATGGGGCTCTCCTTGTTTAAGGCTATTGATGATTTAGTTAGTGACCTTTCTAGAGATCCGTTCAATCCTGTATTGAGCTTTAGGATTGCCATAGAGTATGAAAATGTTGGGCAAACAGCCTCTGCTGTTTCCTTCTATTTACGTACAGCTGAGTACGGATACTCCTCACATCCAGAGTATGTTTACGCATCTCTTTTAAAAGCAGCGCAATGTTTTGAGCAGCAGAAGAACCGTGAAAGCACGGTACACAACCTATTCTTAAAAGCAGTTGCTTACATCCCTACTCGTCCAGAAGCATGGTTCCTTTTAGCACGGTACTGTGAGCGGGCAAAGCGTTGGCAAGAAGCGTATACCTTCTCTGAAACAGGGTTACTGTTTACAGGCATTAAGAACTCACCGCTTCCTATTTGGGTTGACTATCCTGGCAAGTATGCATTGACGTTTGAAAAAGCTGTTACTGGTTGGTGGGTAGGTCGTAAAGATGAATCTTGGGAAATGTTCCAAGAACTTCTTAAGCAGGACATTGCTCACGGCTACCGCTTAGCTATCTTGGGCAACCTTAAACTATTTACTACTAGAGAATACATTGATCCTCTAGAACCAGTGGTGACTAACTTCCGTAAACACTTTGATAGTGACGCACCTGTAATTATAGATATTGGCACCAGAGATGGTGATGATGCATACTACCTATACAAGAAGTTAAACAGCACTAAGGTTGTCGCCATAGATGCAAGCGCTGATGCCTTTGCTCGTACAAAAGCAAAGTATCCTTGGATGTCTACTGTCTATAGTGCGGTTACAGACACAGATGGAAAAACAGAGTTCCACGTAGTTAAGGACTCTAATAAAGAGTCCTCTGGAACATCCTCTGTCTTTAGTAAGGATAAGTCGGTTAACCCCGCCCCAGAATATTATGAAGGTAAGGTACAAAAGGTAACAGTCCCATCTGTTCGTATGGATACCCTTTTAGAAAGATTAGGGATTAACGACAAGATAGATGTTATCAAAATAGATACCGAAGGCTACAGCTGGCAAGTACTACAGGGCTTTGGGGATAGGCTAAAAGACGTTAGGTTATTTCACATAGAGACTGAAAAAACCTCTATCCACGATGACCACGTCACTTCTGATAAAATCGTGCAGTTCATGAACGACAACGGCTTTGTGCTTATAGATACTTCCTATGAGTGGGGTTGGAATGTAGAGGACCAAGTCTGGGTTAATAAGGCGCTGGTAATTAGGCACCCACAGTGCTTTCAGTAATTTACCGCTACACGGGCACGTTTATAGGGCATAATTAAAGCACTCTGAATACCCATTATGGGTGGCTGAATGGGTGTATACCCAGTAAGCTTTACCCCTACAACCAACCAGTTATAGAGGATAATTTTTACCATGCGCGGTGACATTAGAGAAGGCCGATTTAGTATCAAGCACGAACGTGAATCCTTTATTTCTGGTACTACAAAAGAAGTAGTCCGTACTGTAGGAAACGTCCTTGAGTGGTGGTTCTATGACCATGTCCGTACGGTTGTTGATGATATCTATGACGTAGGATCCTCTGATGTTTTAGGTGGACGTAGATGGACTGGGCCAGTACAAGTTACTGCGGTTGCAGCAACAATCTCTCAAGGAGCTACTGGACAAAACGACCGTGGTTTCTATAACACCGATACTCTACGTATAACCCTGAATATGGATGTAATTGAGGGCGGGGTTAATATGCTAGGATCTAACTCCTCAACTATCCCACAGCTCTCTAAGATAGAAACAAACCCCGACCACTACCTACTAGACCGCATTGTATTTAGAAATGAAGTCTTCCAGCCAGTGCAGGTATTTACCCGGGGAATTATTACCGACCAGTATACGTTGATAACTATTGACTGCGTACAGGTTAACCCAGAAGAGCTGGTTAACGATCTTCAGTTCCAGCAGTACAGCAACTACTTACCAACCAACCCTATTGTCGGCTACGGTTACGGTGCCTATGGCGCCAATCAATACGGCACATCAATCTAAAGGAGACTATTATGGCACTTGTTAAACCAACTAAAGGCGACTATGACTGGGATGTATCCCTAAATACAGCCCTAGACTATCTTAATTCTAAGACGGTAAACGTAGTGGCGGTCCCAACAACTGCCTCCTCTACCGGAGTTGTGGGTAGCATAGCGTATAATACTACTCACCTATTTGTTTGTGTTGGTACTAACTCTTGGATCAAGGTTGCCCGGGTAGCGTTCTAGTTCCTGGTAAACTCAAAGCCCAAAGAAGGAGTAGGAATGTCAAAAATAAAGGTTAGTGGCAAAGTCCACAATGTTAAAAAGAACAAAAAAGGCGAAGTTATAGTAGACCATGCTGGCAAGAATGACCCAAAATGGGATAAGATTAACCTAACCAAGAAGGCTGGGGCCAAGACCGTCAAGGAAGGCGAGAAGGCAACCCGGAAATGGCATAAAAAGAACCCCCATACGAAAGGTAAGAAATAATGTGTGCACTATGTGGATGCGGTAAGAAAAAAGGCGAGCCAGGTTTTGGCAAGGGCCCAAAAGCAAAATCAAAGAAGGCCTGTACCTGCGGTACTTGCAAGGCATGTAAAGCAAAGAAGAAGAAGTAATGTGCGCTACCTGTGGCTGTATGAAGCCACAAGACAAGCATGGCGAGAAAACCCTAGCAGCTGCTAATAAGAAGTTTGCTAAAAAGTCTGACTCAAAGGGTAAGGCTAAAAAGACATCTGTAGTAAGAAAGAAGGGTATGTAATGGCCCATAACGACAAGAAGTTTGAGAAGGGCATGACCCCGGCTCAAAAGAAGAAGTTTGAAAAGCAGGATGAAAAGAACGATTCCAAGCTAGCCGATAAGGTTAAAGGCAAGGCTTGTACCTGTGGTAAGTGCAAGGCCTGTAAGGCAAAGAAAAAGAAGTAACGACTTAGCCCCCGTAAGGGGGCTTTTTCGTTTATTCTTATCTATGACGCCGGAGTAATCCGGAACCCAGCTGCTTCACCTTACACACCTTCTTAGGGAGGATATTATGTTTATTCTTGCACAGCGTTTACTTCGTCTTGAGACGGAAGCTGACAAAGAAGAATTCCTTTGTGGAGTTGCGGGTCTTGATAAAGACGCTTGGAAAAAGAACGTCCTAGCTGGTATTATCTCGGGTGCGCTACTTGCAAAGGTAATTAAGAAGTGACAGAGAATCCATTAACTGATCTTCTTGAATTCACTCTAAACATAGATGTACCTAATGATTCTATTAAGTACACAAAAGAGCTAAGGGCAGCAGCAACGGCCGCAGGTTGGCCCGCTATAGTAGTCACTCAATTAACTGTTATACCTAAAGATGGACATTGGGATGTCATCCCACCAGATGGTATTAAAGCAGAATATGCCATGCTTGAAGAGGGCATTCCGTATGGCCAGCCTAATTCAGTAGTTCGTCCTTTTCTAGAAAGTCTTAAGAATAGGAAGGCCGAATAATGCCGATCATTATTAATGAAGATAACGCCCTTAAAAAACTAGTAACCGGATTGACTGTCTCAGATGCCGGAAACCCTTCACGTCCTGTGGGAGTATGGTTTGGACAGCCTGACGTTCAAATTAGACAGCAGAGCTATCCTTATATAACTATTGATCTTATTGGTATCAATGAGGCTACAGAGCGTCTACACGCTGGCGTTGTTGACCTAAACTATGTTCCTGAAGGCGTAGACCCAGATAAGAATTATACAGTACAATATCCAATACCAGTAAATTTAATGTATCAAATTACTACCTATGCCCGTCAACCTAGACATGACCGCCAAATTATGGCGCAATTGTTTGGGCCTTTGAGGCTACCACTTAGATTTGGGATGATAGCAATACCTGAAGATGGCACTGCACGCAGGTTAGATATGCTAGGGTTCTCAAAAAGAGATACTACTGAACAAGATAAACGCTTGTTCTGTAATGTCTACACCATTCAAATTAGCTCGGAATTCTTCCGTGATAACTTGATTGAGATGTACCAAGTGCTATATCCACCTCTAATTACGTTCTCCAGTCAAGATTCAATCTTTACGGAAAATTGACCACAATTCGGCCCCTATAGAAAACAACATATACCCAACTATTAAGGAGTAAACCGGATGGCTACAAACAGTAGACCTGGTGTCTTTATCCAAGAAGTGGACCTTCCACAGACGATTACCCTTGCCGACAACGGCACAGCAACTGGTGCCTTTATTGGTACTCTTGCAAAGGGATCAACTGCGGTTCCAGTTCTTCTAAACTCTTGGTCAGAATTTACCAAGACTTTTGGTGGATTAGAAGATGCTTACCCAACAACATGGGCTGCCTATAACTTTTTTGCTAATGGCGGCCGTCAACTTTACGTAAAGCGACTCGTAGGAACAGGTGCTGTTAAAGCAACTGTAACACTAAAGGATACTGCGGGAACACCAGTAGATACCCTAACTATTTCTGCAACAAATGTAGGAGTATGGGGTAACGACTTAGCAGTGCAAGTTACTGCAGGTGGATCTGCAACTCGTTTTGCTGTTATCATCTACTACAAGAATAATCTTGTTGAGAAGTTTGATGACCTCAGCATGACATCTACAGACCGTAGATATGCAGTATCTATGATCAACTCTTCATCTAATTACGTTGAAGCAGTAGACGAAGAAAGTGCTTCTGTCAACCCAAAACCAGCCGTTGCTGCTAAAACAGCTTTGGTAACAGGCGCCGATGGTGCCGCAGTTGTTGAAGGAGATTATACTTTTGAGGCTTTTGATCCAATTGACAGCCCTCTAGTATTTAACGTGCCTGATGCGGTATACCTTTCAAGCGTATCTGCAGCGGCTGTTAACTCATTGCTAATATCATACTGCGAAGGTCGTGGAGATTCATTTGCAGTAGTAGATGTGCCTTCAGGACTAGATGTTACTGATGCAAAGGCTTTTGCTGCATCAATTACATCTACAATGGGCCTAGCTGCTGCATACTACCCATGGGTAGTAATTCCAGACACATTGAAGGCTGCTCCTGGAGCAACTCGTCTTCAAGCACCTGGTGCTGCAATGGTAGGTCAGTACCTATCTACAGACGCCTCTCGTGGAGTATTTAAGACTCCAGCAGGATACAACAACCGTATTGCTCTAGCAGTAGCTACTGAAAAGCAGCTTACAAATGCTGAGCTTGATACACTAAACACAGGCGTTGCACCTCTTAATGCAATTCGCCAGATCCCAGGTTCAGGAATTATTGTTATGGGTGGTCGCACTCTTAATAACACTACTGAAGACCGATATATTAACGTACGTCGCTCTATCATCTACATCAAGAAGGAACTTGAACGTCTAAGTGCCCCTGCTGTATTTGAAAACAACGATGAGCGTCTTTGGGCCCAACTCCGAATCACGTTGGGAACGTTCTTGCGTAACTACTGGCAAAGTGGTGGATTACGTGGGGCATCACCAAGTGAAGCATACTATGTGCTTTGCGATGAATCAACAAACTCAGCAACAGATATCCTAAATGGTACAGTCAACATTGAAGTTGGCGTATCTGTAGAATATCCTGCAGAGTTTATTATCATCAAACTTGGCCAACTCACAGGAAACGCTCAGGCGTAAGGAGATAAGATAAAATGTCTATTAACCCATTAAGTACATTACTGACTGATCCAGTTCGTAATTTTAAGTTCTTAGTAACAATTACCCCTGTTTCTGGCCTAAAATCCGGAGACTCATCATGGGGAGCCAAGTTTGGAACCCTAGGCTTTGTATCTGTATCAGGCCTTAGTGTAACAACTGAGCCTATCGCATACCGTGAAGGTGGATACAACACTAACGTACACCAGATTCCTGGTCAATCTGCATTTTCACCAATCACACTCTCTAAGGGTGTAATGCTTGGTGATGATGTGCATGCTAAATGGATGAAGCGACTGTTCTCAGTTCTTTCTCCAAGTGCATCAGCAGGTGTTGGTGCTGATTTCCGTTGCAACGTGGATATTCAAGTATTGAGTCATCCAAACCCAGCGGCTTTTGAAGGTTCGGGTGGTGCTACACAGACACTTCCAGAATCACAGCACACATCAATGCGCTTCCGTGTGTATAACGCATGGATCACATCACTTGCTTACAGCGGATTAGATGCTGGTGGCAACACCCTCATGGTAGAAGAAATGACTCTAGTACATGAAGGTTTTGATGTACACTTCGGTACGGGCTATGAAAAAACTGGTTCAGCGGCTGGTTTTGATGTAGCAGCTCCTGCAGTAGCAGGAGCAAACGTTAGCAGTGGCGGCGGCTCCCGTGCTGCACAACGAAACTAATCGCACTAAAAATATCTAACTAAACAAAGGTGAACAATATGACTACAGAACAGACACAAATCAGTGCGGCAGCTAATCCTGCCCTAGCAAACAAACTAGTTGAAGAAGCTTTATCTGAGCAGGAGGTAGCTGCCCCAGCCCTAGCGGCTAAAGTGCAGTTACCTCCTGATACTCAGGTAGAACTTCCTGGGGGTCTATTTGACCCGTTTGAAGGAGCTATCACAACTGCAGAAGTTAGGGAACTAACTGGTGCGGATGAGGAAGCAGTCTCAAAGATTAATGATTCAGGAAAAGCTCTATTAGCAATCTTAGAGAGGGCAACCGTTAAGATTGGTGATAAGCCAGCTGACAAGGATACATTAGAGTCACTACTAGCGGGAGACCGTGAAATGATTCTACTAGCTATCCGAAAGATAACCTTCGGGACAGAAGTAAATCTTGAGCTTAACTGTCCTTACTGTGGGCAATCTCAAATATTTGCGATTGACCTAGATAAGGATGTTGAGGTTAAGAAGCTTGACGGTGAAGAAACACGTTTTGAAGTAGACTGCAAGATCGGCAAGGTTGTACTGTCATTGCCTAATGGAGTTACTCAAAAAGCTCTAGTTTCCTCAAATGACAAGACTTCTGCTGAGCTAGACACTGTAATATTAAAAAGCTGTATCTCTTCTATTAATGGTATGCCTATCCTAAACATTCAACAAGTTAGGGATTTGAGTATCAAAGATCGTAGAGAGCTATTAACTAAACTATCTGAACGAAACCCCGGCCCACAACTAAGCGAAGTTAAAAAGGAATGTATGTCTTGTGGCCAGGAGGTGCCACTTCCGCTAACATTAGCGGATCTATTTCGGTAGTGAGATTACATACGACCTGGTAATAGAAAGCTATAATCTTCTTAGCTTTTATTTTCCTGGGTGGTCATTACAAGATATACGTTCTCTTTCAATCCGAGAGAGAATGATGTGGATTAACATAGGAACTGGTAGACCTAAGGTGGTGAGATAGTGAGCATTAATAACTTAGAAAGCCCTTCAGATTCTCCGGGTGTAGGGGGGAACATAGGCAGCAAGATTACAGCCCAGCTGAGTACTGGGTTTCTTGGGCTAAAAAAACTATCTGATCAAATAGCTGCTAACTTTGCTAAAATTGAAAAGAGTACTGCTAAACTTCTAAAAGAGCAAGCTGCGATTGTTAAAGGTAATCTTGGGTTAGGTGGAAGATCAGGCGCAACCAATTCCGTTGCTGATGGCTTGGGTAAGATGGGCAACTTTAGTACCCAAGCAAAATTTGGCATAGGTGCTGGCTTAGCAGTTGCGGGCGGCGGCGCCCTAATGTACGGCATGATGCCAAACACTGCAGCAGCAGTAACACAGCGGATGGGGCTTAACTCTTTACTTACCGGTCCTGGTGGTATGGGCCCAAACTCTATTCTAAGCGGCCTTAATAAATCCTTAGCTGGTGGAACTACTGGTGTTGGTTCGCCTACCCAAGCTGGTATGGCTTTAACTTATCAAGCAGGTATGCTTGCAACTACGCCATACAACATGAAGACTATTATGCCTCAAATGGCGGGGCTATCTGCAATGACTGGTGGCACTAACCAGCAAATGGCAGGTGCGATGGGCAGCATCAACTCGATGAGATTTATGCGTAGCGGTACGCAAACAAGAGATTCAAAAGGTAGATTATTACCTATCAACCAAATTATTAATAATCTTTTTAGGTCCATGTATGGTGGACAAAAGATTACTGCTGAGCAAGCTGCGTTAATTTACAATCCTGGAAGTCCTTCACATAAGACTGTTATGGACGCAGCTGGTGGGGATCCAAACCTATTTGCAGTACTTGCTGAAGGTATTCGTACTCGTGCAATGGCTAACAAAGATCTTACTGCAAAACAAATGAGCAGTGCGGATAAAATTCTTGATATCCGTGGGGTACCAAAAGATGACCCTATGCGTGCTAACTTTAGAAATAACTTTGCTCAAAACAAACTTCTTGGTGCAACTCAACAAGGACTAGTAAGTGGTTACGACACGGCTGTAAATGCTAACGCTTCGTTAACAAGCGGTTTTGCAGATCTGGCAAAAGAACTTGGCCCTGTAACTGAAGGGCTTGCAAAATTAAAAGGTGTGCTTCAAACTCTTCCTGGTGTAGGCGGTGTTCTTGGTGGATTAACTGGTATGGCTAGTAACGTAGGAAGTGCTGCGTTAACTTATAAAATGCTGGGCGGTAGTTTTAAATCTTTACCTGGGGCAAGTGCTTTAGGCGGTGTTTTTGGTAAAGGCCCTTCAGTGATGGGACCCTTGACACAAGCACAAAGTATTGCCGCCGCTACCAAAGCCGCTAATATGAAACTTGCAGGAAAATTTGGTGTTGCTGGGTTAGCTACTATGGGTGCTACATATGGTTTAGATAAAGCATTCGGTAAACACGTAAGCCCAACTTTTAGAAAGGTTGGTCAAACTGCTGCAACTATGGGAAGCTATGCTCTAGCAGGTGCTGGTCTAGGAGCAATGCTTGGCGGAGGTATTGGTTCAATCCCAATGGCAGGTGTTGGTGCATTAGGCGGATTAGCTGCCTATGGAGTATCGCGATTATTTGGTCAAGGTGGCGGAGATGACTGCGGCCATGGAAATATGCCGCACAAATGTAACGGCGGTATCGGTGGAGATAACTCTTCCTCATCTGGAACCACACCTTCTAAAGGTTCTGCAAAGACATTACAGATGCCAGTGCCCCCAGGAACTAAAGTTACCTCTCCCTTTGGTCCACGTCCAGGAGCCTCTGCAGGAATTAGTAAAAACCATACAGGTATAGACTACGGTGTTGCCGTAGGAACTAATATTGTTGCTGCAGCAGATGGTGTTGTCACCGAAACAGGTCTACACCGCCAATATGGACAGTATATTATTATTAAACACGGCTCTAAGTCAACTCTTTATGCTCACTTAAGTAAAATTATGGCTCGCAGCGGTCAGAGCGTAGTTGCTGGCCAAGTTATTGCTCTTTCTGGAGGTAAGAAAGGCGCATTTGGCGCTGGAACCTCTACTGGGCCGCACCTTCACTTTGAAGTACGTAGTAATGGAGGCGTTGGAGCCCAAGGTCGTGTAAATCCAAAGGGATTATTTGGAAAAACCTTCAATTTTATTAAAAATGTTGTAACTAAGGCTTTTAACTTTGTTAAGCAAACCTCTAACAAGTACTTAGGTACTAACTTATCGTGGAAAGACTCAGCTGGGTCAGGGATAAACCTAAATAGTAAGAAAGACCTTTCCTCAATAAGCTCTGGAAGCTTGAGTACGTTAATTTCTAACTCATTGAGTTCCGGCTCTCCTTTAGATATTAATACTATTCGTGCAAATGCCGGTAACGAGATAGATGGCAGCTCTTCTTATACAGCAGTTGATACAAGTGGTGGGAAAAAGAAAAAAGTTGTTGGTACGGTAAACAATAAAGAAGATCTTGTCTCTGGAGATAAAGTTGGCATGGTTGGCGGAAGCCGACCAGGACTTATTAAGATGCTTTATGATGGCGGTTTTAGAGGAAAAGGATTATCTACTGCGTTTTCTGTAGCGTTGGCTGAATCTGGTGGCCGTGCAAAAGCTAAGAACTTTAAAGGCAGAGATTTATCTTATGGGCTATTCCAGATCAACATGACGGATGACGATCCTAAAAGCCCTAACATGGGAAGAAATCGTAGAAAACAATTTGACATAGCTAAGAATGAAGCGTTATACGACCCTATGACTAACATTCGTGCAGCCTATGAAGTATCTAATAAGGGTTCTTGGTGGAAACAGTGGTCTACATTTAATGACGGAAAATACACTAAATATCTTGATGATGCATCTAGAGCCGCAGTTAAAGCTAAACTCCCAACCTACCATACTGGTTCTTACAATGTTCCTAAAGTAGGAGTTGGAGGCGGAGATTCTAGTGAGCATATGGCTATGGTACAAGCCGGGGAAATGATCCTTCCAGCTAAATTAGCAGAAAAGGTACGTAATGGTACAGGATATACTCCTGGCACTACTAATATTAAAGTTGATATGAAAGTTAATATTGCCCGTTCTAGCATGCAGGAAGCAGAGTATATGTTTACCTACTTTAAAGAGAAGCTTGAAAAAGAGCTTAAAAACAATGCGATAGGAACTTACTAATGGCTATTCCTACAGCAGTGGGCGCAATTCAAACAGCTAGTAATAAAATACTTCCTGGTACCTGGACTGCACAAAGCAGTCTTGATAAGACATGGATAGCCATAATTGTTACTGAAACTGATGGGTCTTTAGGATTCAAATATCATACTTATAAGTATGAAAGGTATAGTGATGGCGTAAGTGGAAGCAAAATAGGCAGTAAAACTATTGGGGTAGACGCTACTTTCCCAGCTTCTGATGGAAAGTACTACAAAGAAGCTCAGGCAAACCTAAAAGAGTACGTAATAGCCACTACCGATCAAACCCCTTTAGTTGATTATGTTAATACAGATACCCCAACGCTTCCAGATAAAAGAGTTAATATTGGGCGTTGGAACCCACCAAATCATTCTTCTACTAGAGGGGTGACATTTTATGTAACTGCGGGACTAAGTACAGAATCTCCTCTTTCTCCCTCACAAAAATCTCTTTTAGCAACAGCAGTTAAGTATAGTGATAACTTAGGAAAAATTTATCAAACTACTAGTTCTGCCAAAGCTTTAAACATTAAAAATGTTACGCAGCTTAAAAAAAGTAATGGCACTTTTACTGTTACACCAGATAAACTATGGGGATTTAGATTTTGCTATAACCCTACTACTATTACTTATAGCACTAGTATTGATAGCTCTATTGACTGGCTGGTAGCGCCTATGGACCCAGGAAAGTTTTTTGGTGGCAATACCTCTGTTACTTTTGATCTATATTTAAATCGTATTGCAGACATGAGCACACTGCAAACTGATAACTATCAAGCTAGTTACCCAGGTATTGAAATAACTCCTGAGCAAAGACAAGGACTATTAACAAGAGGTACTGAGTACGATATTGAGTACCTATATAGAGTTGTAAACGGCAACCCTAAAAGCGGAACTAAATTACTATCTGATGCCACAGCACAAACTGCAGACTATGGCTATATAACTGGAATGCCTTTTTGGTTACAGCTTCATGACAATATGATATTTAAAGCTTCTTTATCAGGATTTTCAGTAAACCACGTTATGTTTACTGAAAAGATGGTCCCTATGCTTACTGTAATTACTCTTTCCTTTATTAGATACCCAGAGACTAATACCACTGGAGATGCAAAGGAAGCACTTACTAACTATATTAAGACAGGGTTTACAGGATGATAGAAAGAGTATCTAGATATTATGATGGACCATTAGCACAACCTAAACATAAATATACAGGCCTGCCTACTATTGCCGTGTACCGTAAATTTCCAGAAAGCGTAACCGTTCCCTATGTGTTGTATATATGGGAAGATGGGGATAGCTACGGGGCGCTTGCAGAAAAATATTTGGGTGGGGCAAAGTATTGGTGGAAGATTTTAGAATTAAACCCTACTTTAACTGATCCTTTTTCTATAGAACCAGGGACAAGGATAACACTACGTTATGCCTGAGAATACTGAGTCCTTTACCCCAACGTATGTAGAACAATCCCAGTTCAGTACCTTTGAGGCAATATTCCCAAAAACACCAGATTTAATCTATGATATGGGATTAGTAAATGCTGAGCTTATACAGGCAGCTGAGGAACACGACCGGTTAATTTTACATTTTAAAGGTAAGCCAAGTGACCCAGCAGTTAGCATAGTACAAGGTGACCCAGTAAAGTTTATCTTCAGTAACTCTATTGATGAATACACCTTTAATGGATATGTATATTCTGTAGACCAAAAGAATACCACTATGGCAAATAACACAGATGTTATCTGTATAGCGGCCTCATACTATTTAAAAAAGACAGAACAAAAGATTTACAAAAATGTTACTGCAGATCAGGTCGTAAAGAGTATTGCGGCAAAACACGGTATGACAGCTAGCACACAGCGCCATCCTAGAATAAGAAAGTCTATTGTTCAATCAGGTCAAAGTGACTGGCAGCTTCTACGTCGTCTTGCAAAACAAACCGGGTTTGCATTAAGAGCAGAAAACACTACTATTATTTTTAGCACTAAAAGTAAGATCTTTCAGTCTAAAAGAAGCTCTGCTCCATACTTTTTTTACGTTAACTCTGATGATTTAGGCGCTAATACAAAAATGGATAGGGCCACTGGGACCTTATTAAAATTTACTCCTTACCTTGCAGAAAAC